CCCGCCAACAGTAAACCTGGTGCCGATGCCGCCTTCAACGCCGACGGCATCCCCTCCATTTCCGCCGCCGCCGCCTCCTCGACCGTCAGGAGTCGGAGGCGCACCTTTGTGGCCATTCCCAGAATCGCCGCCGCGGCCGCCTTCGTCTGCATCCTGGCCACGCTGGCCAGCCCTGGCCACAAAAGCGCCGAACGGCGTTGGGTTGTCCGAGGTGCCGATCGTGATGGTCCCTGACACCGAGTGCACACCAGGAAGTTGGAGGACTTCACCAGCTCCGCCCCCGCCAGCTGGCGCCCATTCTTTGCCCGGCGCTGATGAGCCAGCGCCGCCGGACCCACCACCGCCCACAATAACCATCTCCTCAGCCAAAATGCTCAGCGACGTGTCGACAAAACTCCCAGTGCTGCCCAAATACAGCACCACGCCAGTCTTGCCGATGGCTGGATAGCTTTTCCAGAATCCGGTGTAGAACGTCCCCATTTGAGGGTGCGTGCCAGCCCCGTTGTTGAGAATGCGCAGAGGCCCGGATGACTTGCCGCGAAAGCCCGACAAGCACACGTGGTCCCCCAGCACTTTCCCGGCGAGCTTGAGTGCGTTTGCATTGCTCAGGCACAGTTTTGTGCCTGAAGCCAGATGCAGCTCTCGAGCAATGTCTGAAAAGCAAATTTTTCCGGTTGAGACAATTGTCATTGGTGGTCCTCAAGCTGGATGGCCACAGATGTCGCCAGGGAACTCAACATTGTTGCCGGTGCGGGTCACTCCAGCCAACAACGTCTCGAGCGCGGTGACCTTGGTTGTCAGCGCGGCAATTTTTGCATCAGTTGCCGTTTTGTACGCATCAAAATCTGTCTTGAGTGCGTGCTTGGCCGCCTCAACTTGAGTCTCATACAGCCCGGCAGCGTCCACCTTGCTCAAATATGTTGCGGCCGCGTGAGTGGTTGTCTCATACGTGGCGGACGCATGAGCGGTCGTCTCGTATCCGGCGGCGTCAGTTTTTGACAGATACGTTGCGGCCGCGTGGGCTGACGTCTCATACGTGGTTCCAAGACCTGCCAAAGCCGTTGCAGCGTCAGCCTTGGTCTGGAACTTGGTGTCAGCCGCGGTGATGGTGTAATACGCAGTCAGGTCGGTTTTGAGTGCGTAATTTCCCATTGCCGTGGCCGCCGCCGCCTGGGTCTGGTAAGTGGTGGCCGCAGTGGCAGCCAGCAAATACCCAGCCATTGCGGCCTTGGTCTGATACAAGCCAGCGACCGTTGTCAACGTGGCCGCGTCGCCATCGTCAACGTATTTTTTGTCAGCGGCGTGCAAGTCGTTGGTCGGTGCGCCAGGCAAAGTGAGCGGTCCAGTCATTGCCTTGGAGCCGTCAATGTGCACATACGCATTGTCCGCCGCGGTCTTGGCTGCGGCCACTTTAGCAGCCGCGTCTGCGGCAGCCGTGGTGGTGGCAGTGGTGATGGCAGTTGCAATGGCGGTGGTCGCTGTAGCTCCCTGCGCGGCAATGAGCGCATTGACCTGGTGCAATGGAACAGCTGACTGAGCCTGCGTTGCATCGATCAAGGTCAATTCACCCGTCATTGCGACAGTGCCGTCAGAGTGAATCACCTTTGTCAAGTCAACGGCCGACACGGCCTCCAAAAAGTCCCAGGCCGTGCCGGTGTAAATAAAACCGTCGCCTTTTTTGACTGCTTGGCCAGGCGGCACGTTCCAGCCTGCGTTGGGCGTTGAGGTGTCAGCGCTGGCAATATAAAACTCACCCTTGGAGTGCGTGCCTGTCGGCGGCGCCTGGCTGATGTCCGCCGTGCCCTTAAACGACATCACATCCGGCAAGTCGAGCATGGTCGTGTCGACTTTGCCCTTGCTGTTGAGCTGAACAATTTTTGCGGCTGACGGCAAACCAGTGGAGGTTTGAGCTGCATTAAGCAGGCCGGGGGCGATGAACCCATTGGTGCCAAGAGCAACCAGCTTCCCAGCATCAGAGGGTCCAACAAAAGCATTGACAGACTCAATCAGCGTTGTGTCGACGTATCCCTTGGCGTTTGCAGCCACCAACTTCCCGGAGTCTGCAGCCCCATGGAAAGTGTTGGTGGTTTTCAAAAACGTGAGACTCAAATAACCTGTTGGGTCTGCGGCAATCAGCTTTCCGCCAGACGCTGCCTGGCTGACATATTGATCAATGTGCTCAACCGACGCCGCTTTAATTGCCGCCAGCATGGTGCTATCAATCAGACCGCCAGAGGTGAGTTTGACGACCTTGCCAGCGTCAGCCACACCAGTCGAGGTTGCCGTCGCGTCCGTCTTGGCCACGTAAGCATTCAGCAGCTGGAGCATGTACTCCTTGCCGACCAGGTGCCAACGAGCCCCATCAAAAACCATCAAGTCTTCATGCAAAGCAACTTCATTGGCGCAATCCCCTGCCAAAAATTTATATTGGTTGAGATTGCTGACATACCAGGTGTCGCCCTGCTTGGGGTTGGCGGGGTATTCTGTGCCGGCTGACGGGTCAAACTCACCCTTGAAATACATGGCACCTTGAACCGACAAGGGCATCACAGCGGTGGGGACATACCCGTTTGCATCGAGCTTCACAATGGCGCCAGCGTTGGCTGGGCCGCCAGTGTCCACCGCCTTGATGAATGAGTTGTCAACAAATCCAGCGCTGTTGGTTTTGACCAGGCGGTTTGCGTCTGCCGCGGCTCCGCCAGCCGAAATGCCAGCATTGGTCACCGTCCCAGGTGAAATTGCCACGTCTGTTCTTGTGACCGCAGTCACTTCAGGAATAGTCGCAAACTTGGTTTGAGAGTTGTTCTCAACCCACTGACGCGAAACCGCGCTGGTTGGCAGCACCGTAACTCCAGCGGTCTGCGCCCGCAGCTGTAAGTCTCCGGTCAGCGTCCCGCCAGCCAGTGGCAGATACTTAGCCAGCTCATTGAGTATCGCCGCTGACAATCCAGCTGACGATCCAGTCACATAGGGCAAAGCGCTGAACTTGGTGGCTCCGTCCCCGACTTTAATCTTGACCTCATTGAGCGATGTGCGCTCCAGGGCAATCTCGCCATTCCCGATCACCAGGTCGTTTGTTGTCCATTCAGCCGTCGTGCCTGTTAACTGCCGCATCCGCGCGTAAGTGGTCGTCATTTTCTTTTCTCCAATCAAACGAAAGCGGCCGGGAAGATGGGCGAGCCCGCCACAACCTCATCGGATGCAACCATAAAAATTCTGTTTGGCCAATACCAGTCAGGGGTTGATGGGTCCGCTGGGTTTTTGGCATCGATCCAGTCGCTGGTCAGCACAGCCGGCGGAGTGTAAACGTCCCGCGGAGCCAGCTCGGCCTGCACGCTGATGCGCAAATATCTGTCACCACCAAGAGGCTCGACTTTGATTTCGCTGATGAACCTGGCAATGTGCGGTGTGCACGCGCTGTCAGTGCCTTTTCGGCTGCTCTCAGGGGTGAAGATATCAATCTGAAACCAGGTGAATGCTTTTTTCTTGGCCCATTCCTGCCAAGCAAAAAAGTTTTTTGCCTCCAGGGCAAACGTCCACGAATACGTCTCAGGCATGTTGCGATACATGCGCCGCTGCCTGGCCAGGCCAGAGCCCATGGGCGTGCGCACAACGCCCATGTCGACCTCAATCGAATATCCATCAATTGTCGGTAATGGCCAGCCGCTGGGGTATTGCTCAATTGCCATCACGGCTCCCTTGGTGCAAGCTCAGCGACGACCGCCACCTGAACCCATCTTGAGTCGGTCAGAGGCTGAATCTCCAAATCGCTGATGAATCTAACAACATGATGGCTACAGTGCTTGTCTGATGAGCTTTTAAAGGTTTCATGGGTCATGATGTCAAGCTCGAACCATTGATAAGCAAACTCATTGACCCAGTCCGTCCAATTGCTAAGGTCTTCGCTTTTGACGGCAAAATCAAACCCGTATGTCTCCGGCATCCACTTGAACAGCTGACGCTGGCGAGAGTACCCCGCCCCCTGGACCGTTCTTGCCAGGCCAGGGTTGACTGTTATCCCGTACCCTTTCAACATAGGGACTGGAAACGTCGTCGGATACATGATCACAGCGCAACCCCCATGAATGAAAACGTGTTGTCGTAGACCCTCTCGTCATATACTTGAGCCTCAACGGTGGTTGTGACTCCTCCATTGTGCCGAATCGACGAGACCACAAAATCTTTTGTCACCCTGGCGCCATCGCCAAATGAAAACACAATTTGATTGTATGGCAAATCGCCAAAATTGAGTGGCGGGTCTGAGGCCAAAACACAAACAGACGGCCGCGGTCCGATGGTTGCTTTGATCGGGCTCAGCGGCGTGCCATCCAGGTTCCGCAATGTCACGTATTTGTCCGCAACGCCGGAAAAATCCAGCTCGACGGTTGTGGCCAATTCTTTGGTCGCCGGGTCGTATGACACCACCAGGCCGGACTGCCCCCAGTTGGCCAGTGTGTGGGAAACTGCAATGCGGTCACCTGGGCGTGGGATCAGACCCTCGAGCTCTGTCTCAAACGTCGTGGTCTTGCGCTGATGCAGCCGGCGCTGCCAGATCAGCCTGGCATATTTTGAGGCATGATCTTTTGACGTGCAACCAAACAACTGGACCAGCTCAGGGTCGGTTGCGTTGGGCGGATAAGTCGCAAAGTCTGGCTGCCAGTTGACTGAATCCCTGAATTCAACCTGAACGCCATTTGAAGAACCGGCGCGGTCAAAGTTGTAATTGACTGCAAACGAATTCATCAGCATGTTTGCCTCAGTGTAAACCTGAGTCCGCATGGCTTTTTTCCCATCCGCAGCAACGCTGATGTAAGAACCAAGCGCCAAAGGCTCTGCGCCCACAACTCCAAGGGATACGCGAAGAGCCTCAAAGATGGTCGAGTCACCATTAAAAACGCCGTTGAACCCGTAAGCGGTTGCCGCTCCGCCCCAATGCGTTTTGAGCGTTTGCAGTTGAGCGACGTCAAGCTCTGCGTCTGGGCGCCTGGCACCGTAGACTTTATTGCGCATGATGTCGGCCACAATGTCTGCCGGGTTGCTGGTGTATTCCTGGACATGATTTAAGTTGTCCAGCATTCTCGTCAAGCGCACATTGACGCGCGATGTGGCCGCCTGACTGATCAAGTTTGTGGCCTTAATGCGCATGGCCAGCAAATGTGTGTTGCCGTACACTGAGGCATTTGTATTTTGAATGACGCCTCGAGACCCAACCCAAGTGATGACATCCGCAATGCGTCCTTTGGGGTCAGCTTTGGGCGTCTTGCGCTCAATGGAGATGGAGTAAACATCGCTTGGGACATCAAACGAAACGGTCCTCCGATATTCGGACACGTTTGCAACGCTTGACGAAAAGGTGATGTCTTTGATGATGAGCGTGCCTGCTGCGTTTTTGACATACACCAGCAGGTTGACAGCCACGGTCTCAAATCCACCACGGTCGTTGGTCTTGTAGAACCCGCGGCGGAATGAGAAGTCAAGACTAATGCGCCGCACCGGATCGACACCAATTGGGAAATACGGGGTGACGTGTGGCTCCACCAGGTCAAGCGAGCCCACCTCAATTGAGGTGATCACGTTCTCGTAAAACTGCGGGCCGATGTGAATTTGCGAATTGAGACCAGCCTCGATGTTGCCCATGCGGTTTTGATGGACGTCTTGAGTCGCATCAAACTTATCCACCGTGTCTGCCGTCAACAAGCTGGTTGACGTGGCTCCAAGCAAGATGTCGTCAATGCGGTGGCGCCCCTGACCCAACGCCAGCAAATAAAAAAGATACTGGTCGCCGTCACCGCGGTTGCGCTCGATGTTGTCAATCTGGATGGCGCTGCTCGTCATGATGACTTCATCAAAACTGGTGTACGGCTGGCTTGCGTAATCAGGGTTTTGACGAACGGACCCATAAACAACTGGGATGACGCCGCCGTTGACATATATGCCAACGTGATGCGCAATGTCCTTGCGATAAAGGAATGCAATGTCAAAGTCCTCTGGCTCGTCCACCTTGTACGCCAAGTCGTTGGCCTCTTGTGAGCGCCACGCTTTATTGATAACCCTGACCGCGGTTGCCAGGGTTGCATCCTCAACCGTCCAGTCCGGCAAATGAATATCAAACAGCCTGCGATATATGTCGATGACCAGGCCGTAGCAATCAAACACGTCTGGCCCTCTGCCGTTCACCAGGTAAGGCTTGCCAATGTATTCATTCAGAATCGTGAGGCGGTCGTTTACTGTCCCAAGATCAAGTGTCATTCTTATCCCCTCAACAAGCCTGGAAACTCCTCGACGTTGTATCGCGTCGACGGAAATTTGCGGTTGAGCACATCAAAGCGTGTTGCCGTTGCAGTCACCGAGGTGATGTTGGCCGACACATCCGAGATTGTCAATTCAGTTGGTGGAGAGTTTTGAGGAGCGCTGTCATCCACGTCAAGATAAACCCTGTACACCATTTTGATGTTGACCTCAGGCTGCTCGTTGGCCAGCTCCAGTGCCTCCATCATTTCCATGCCCACATTGCAAATGCCCAGCTGCAGCTCTTGCTGACCAGTGTTGTTGGCTCCAGGCAATGTGATGGTGAATGGAATGGGGTCAAACACATGAACGCTGCCGTCCTCCACCTGGAATCGCCAGTGCTCCACATCGTTTGTGAAGTAATAAACCTTTTTGAATTTTGGATGCGACAACTCAATGGTCTCGATGTACCGAACATCGTGCTGAGGGTTGGCATAAACCTCTTTGAGTTTTTGAGTGATGGGCATCAGATTGTCCCTCTGGCACGACTCACGCCATAGGTGCGCTCAAAGGCCTGCGCCACCTTGCCGCCGCCACGCATGATGTCGTTGGCAATTTTGTTGATCATGATCTCAATGTTGTTGCCGTCCTGGTTGACGCGCACGTCCGCCCCGACGTTGTTGACCACGCTGACATTGACGTTTGCAGGGGCGGCCTCAACACCAAGGCGCCCTGACTGCATGCGCTTCAATGGCATGATGGCCTCAGGACCAGCCTCGCCCAGCACGCCTCCCTTAGCGAACTTTTGCAGCGGGCCACTGCCAGGCATGTTGAAATATGTCGGCTGGTTGTAAACGCCAAACGGCAAGCCGGTTGTGCTGCTGAATGCACCGCCGTTGGCAAAGCCAAGCAGCCCGCCGATTTTGCTGCCCTTGAGCGCGTTGAGGATGCGCTGCTGCACAATCATCTTGGCAATTTGGATCAGGAAGTTGTGAGCAAACTGGCGGAACGAACGGTCAGCACTGAAAATGGTGTCGACCAACTGGCCAACGCCCTGGGCCGCCAGGTTTTTCATGGCCAGCGACATCTCGTCGATGCCGGCCTTTGGCTGTGACTGCGGACCAAACGTCAGCCCCAGCTTGCGGCCCATGGCGTCAAACTCCTCGCCAGTAATCTTGCCCGAGAAGTAAAGCTCGTCAAGCGCATTGCGCAAAGCCTCGACATCGGCCACGCTGCCATGCAGCTCGTTGAGGCTTTCAATGATGGTTTTGAACGGGTCCAGGCGTTGGACCTTCTCGAACTCTTGCACAATAGCGTCGATCTCGCGGTCCATCGCTGCGTCGCGCAATGAATTGGCTGCGTCCTTGATGGCCGCTCCGACCGGATCAACCGCCCTGGCCAGGTCTTCCATCTTTTTGGCGATGTCATCCGCGGACAGTCCCAGCTCTGTGGCGACCTCTGGGGCCAGTGTCTTCAAATACTCAAGCTGCTCAGCCGCGGCAAATTTTGCCTGGCCCTGCTTGTACATGTCCAAGATCAAATTTTGAACCGGTGTGAGCTCTTCCTTGAGCAGCTTAGCTTCGTCTCCAGCTTTCTTGATCCCCTTGCCCAGCAGCTCAATGCTCTCGTTGGCCTTGTTGGTGTTTTCAGCAACACCCTTCATGCCGTCCGACGTGCCCATGATCTTGGCCTGGTAGTCGTCCAGCTCTTTTCTTGCAGCCGTTTGCTCAGCGGCCACTTGCGCCCAAATCTCAGGGATTTTGGAAAACTCGCCAGTGGCCAGCGCAGCTGCCACCAAGCCCAGTCTCTTCACATCGCTTGCAATGCCAGTGATGATGAAGGCCAGGTCACTTGCCACCACAGCAACAGTCTGGAACACGACCTTGAGCGTGCCAGCCACCAGGCCAATTGCCGAGGTGCTTTTGCTCATGTCGGTGAGGCCCTTGTTGACGTAGTCAATCGAATCGGAGATGCCCTGCATCAACCCGCTTGTCTTGCCAACCTCAGACAAGAAAATGGTGGTGGTCAGCTTGAGCTTGTTCATGCCCTGCTCAAACGTAACCGGCAGCTCAGCAAAATCCTTTTTAACTTGCGGCCCCAGCTTGAGCAGCGTGTTGCCCAAAATGTCGGCGGTGAGCTTGCCCTCACTGCCCATTTTCTTGAGCTCGCCTGCGCTGACGTTCAGCTCTTTGGCCAACGCCTTCATGAGCAGCGGCATGCGCTCCGACAGTGACTTGAACTCATCGCCCTGCAGCGCTCCAGAGGAAAGCGCCTGGCTGAATTGGATCAACGCGCCAGAGACATCCTCCATGGACGTGCCGCCGATCTTGCCCAGCTTGATGAAGCTCTCGGCCACAGATTCGATCTGGCGGTTGCTGGCGCCCATCTCTTGCATGCCGATGGATAGCCGCTGAACAGCACCAGAGACGTCATCGAGTTTGGCGCCAGTGTTGCCGACAATGTTGAAGACCCGCTGCAGCATGTCAGCGCCGGCCTCTGACGAACCGCGCAAAGTGCTCAGTGATGCGGACAGAGTGGCAATCTGCTCGGTGGACTTGACAATCCCCTCGACGCCCTTGAATGCGGCCAGGCCTGCAAACGCGCCGACAGCCACTTTGATCGACTGGCCGATCTTGCTCATGCCAGAGTCGATCTTGTCAGTCGATGCTGAAATGCGGTTCAGGGCATTGATGGCTTGAGAGCCATCCGCCACTATTCGATAGACGCGCTCAGTTTCAGCCATTGTGTCACCTCAAATTACGCCGGCGGCGTGGTGCGATTATAAGATAGGCGGTCCCTTGTGTGGACACTTCCCCGGGCACTTTGAACGCCTTGGTGAACCCCACGGTGACCGAAAACGGAATGAACTCGGCGATGCCTCTTGCCTGCCTGGCCGTCATGGCCATGAAGCCCAGGCGCTGGTTGCGTTTGGCCGTCTTGCCCTTGCGTGCGTTGGGTGCCCGGTATTCCAAAGACCTAGAACCTGACGCCACCCGTTTGTTGACCGCGGTGGCGTAACCCAGCCGAGGCTTTAACACAACAAAGTCCCGCGGGCCAAAATTGATCCTTGAACCCAGCGGCACTTTGCGGCCGTTCCTGATGTGGGTGAACTCCCA